GGCCTTAAGGCGATCTCTCAGGGACTTAGTGTGCAAGAATTGTGTCACATTACCTGACTAAATGAGCCGGAAGAAGTCACGACTAACTTAGCCCCGTTTCCTCGTAGAGTGATTACATAACCAACTTAAACCCGGCAATATTTTGATTTGAATTGAATCTAGGATTTTCAACATTATTTGGAACTGTCCAAATATTATATAGTTCATAAGAATTTTGAAACATATAACATAATATCAAAGCTAGACTATAAATAAATGAATTAGAGACTAAATTTCCATTATAGGTAGAACGAACGTTTTTGTCTAAGTCATGTGGTAGTTTAAATGTAAATATGTTTGCGTTTGACTCAGAAGCAGTTTTCCCCTCACCTAATGCCAGTAGAAAGTAATGGTAAATTAATAATTTATTATGATTAACTTCTGTTATATTAAATTCCATTGGATTATTTCTCAATAAATTAAAAATGTTCATATCCCTAATAATAGAAATATAGTCTTCACGAGTTACACTAACCTGACCACCAGAGTTGTTTATTCCAGTAAAATGAGTATAATGACATTCAAATTGTTCTCCTCTAGCGTTGGTACAAGTTGATAATAGTCGTCGTAATGCTTCGTCTCGTTTGTGGCATGGTACTTCAATTCCAAGAGATGTTCTTTGCAAAGGATCTAATAAGTAGAGAAGCCAATAACATGTTTGTTTAGTTGTACTATTTATAGTTAGTCTCTGTAATGGATTTAGGTTGTACAATCTTTTGCTCAATAAATGACAATTTCCGTTCACATCAATATCAGCGCGGCCCTCAAGGACCTGTAGGCATCGCCCGCATATCTGTTCTGCTATTAAAGCTGCTTCACTTGAATTAGTAGTAAAAAGAAGAGATTTAAGATAGTCATTTAAATTTCCATTTTCATAATTTAATTTTAGTGGCTGAATTGGCCTTGGAGTAAACACACTGTCCATTCTAACATCAAATTCATCAATCCATTCGTCCAGTTTCTTTTCACTATTTTTTGATTTAAATAAAGGTTCAATTGGAACAGTACACATCAAATTAATTAAAGCTGCTTTAGTAAATGTAACATTTACACCATTATAGTCAATACATGCATCCCTTTGTCTAACTAAAACATTTATGTCTTGATTTGTTCTATGGTTAATATGGTCATCTTTATGATAAACATGAGCTAAGGGGTAACAAAGTTCACTACTAGCAGAGGCATCATCAACTACTGATAATATATTTGGTATGTTTGGACTTTTAAATGATTCTACTTTATCTATAATTTGAGCATATTCATTGTTTAACACAACAATAGATGTGGGGTCTAATTCATAAGATGGAGGATGAAAATCGATTAGTTGTTCATTTGAGTCACAGCTAGATGAGGAAGAAGGGGCGTCCAAAGGTTTAGGGTTAGTGGTATAATCAGTACTTAATAATTTATATATTGAACCTGGGTGTAGTTTATTTGCTTGTTTTTGTTTTCTAGCAGTGCTAGTAAGATTAGTTTTTGTGGTCATGCTCCGTTCTAGGTATTAAGGATTAGTAAAGTGACGTACAAGAGAGATCAAATACTATATTGAACCTGGG